CGCCGCGCGGCTACGTTGTTCCCGGACTCCATCACCGCGCAGAGATCCCCGTTCGCCTTGGCGCAGGCCGCGAAGACGTCGATCGTTTCGGTATGGGTGAAGGCCAGGGCGAAGGCCGACCAGGTCGCGCCGTTGTCAGCGCTCGTGGCTGTGTATACCTGCGTCGGCGTCGCCGAGTCCACGGCGAAGGCCACCAGGTTGGCGCTGTAGACCGCCAGGGCGCAGAGCCGCGTGTTCAGCCGAAAGCTGGTCCACACACTATAGCCGTCCGTGATGTCCCGCTGCCGGTAGAGCGTCGTGCCGGCGATACGCAGGCGGATGAGCCCGCCGTCCGTAGGCGACGCCGCCGCGTGTGGCCCGGCGGGCTCGCTCCCGCTGTAGACCTCCGTCACCCGCAGCCGGCGGATCCCGCCGAAGCGGTCGGAGATCGTGACCGCCACGTAGGGCTTGCGCACCGGCGCCCGTTGCGCCGTCTGCAGCGCCGCGCTGATCGTCCTCACGGCCCCGGGTCGGTCGTCTGGCTCGGCGCCGCTCCCAGCGCCGCGTAAAGGCGCGCAGGCCGGATCCCCTTCAGCGGCCGCACCATAGCGCGGTACTGGCTGCGGTAGTCCCGCGCCAGCTCCCGCCACTGCCGCGACGCCAGGGCCCCGGCGTCCGTGACCGCGTTCGAAGCGTCCGCCTGCTGCTGCTCACAGGCCTTCCAGCAGGCCGCCAGCTCCAGGGCCGCGTCATACTGCGTCGCCAGCGAGGCCGTCCCGTTGATCACGTGCAGCGCCCCGTAGTACACGGTCGCGCTCGTGCCGTCCGGCTTGGGGTCGTCCTCGACACGCAGCGTGTCCGCGTAGGTCGACAGCGACCGGTAGCGCCGGGGATCCTGCCCCGCCGGGTGCTCGATGGCGAAGACCGTCAGGCGGTCCGTGAGCGTGCTGATGTCGATGTCGCGGCTGTTGGCGACGGTCGCGAGCGAGGCCGAGCGCTCCCGGGGGACGTAGCGCGAGAGATCGCGGAGGCCGGCTTGCGTGTGCTCGTCGAGCTCGGCGTCCGTCCAGTACGCCGCGGCCGCGTCGTCGAGGCGGATGCGGAGGCGCGCCCGGATCGTGGCAAGCGAGGTGCCGATATCAGCTCCGCCTTACAGTTCGCGCAGTTGTAGCCGCCCGCTGCGTTGGCCTCGATCTGCACCTGCGAGTTGCAGCGCCCGCAGGGGACGCCCCGCACGTGTCAGTTCACCCAGGCGCCGCCGCTGATGCCGTCGTAGGCGGCCACGGCCTGGCGGGCCTTCAGCGCGATCGCGCCGTAGTGCTTCAGGCGCCACCGGTTGGCGTCCTTCGTCTCCAGCGTCCCCACCATCTCAACCTGGATGATGCTCTCGATCTCGGCCTCCGCGTTCGGGTCGCGCGCCGCGATCCCGTGCACCCCGTCCTCGGCCAGCCGCACGGCGTAGATCGTCGAGCCGGTGCCGCCGGTCTTGGCGCTGAAGAGGCCGCCCGCTGTCAGCAGCTCAGTGTCCGTGATGAAGTCGCAGATCAGGATGGGCACGTCATTGTAGAACTGCACCGGCCGGCTGAAGCTCTGCGGCGTGTCCAGCGCCAGGTCGGCGCCCTGGCTGCGCATCAGCGCCTGCATCCCGCGCCGGCTGCGCCGGCTCATCAGCAGGAAGTCCGCGCGCGGCCGGACCAGGTCCAGCATGGAGTCCAGGTTCGTCAGCGTCCCGGGGTCCGGCGTGACGTCCACCGACTGGTGGACGATCTGCAGGGTGGCGTCGTCCTCGATGATCTGCTGCAGCCCGTCGAACTGGTTGGCGTCCGCGTCGATGCTGCCGTAAATCGCGGAGTCGCCCCACGTGTCGGCGAAGTTGCGCGCCTTGAGCGCCCGCAGCTCGGCGATCAGGTCCTGATCCTTGGACCGGGTGACCGCCAGGAACTTGTCGATGTCGGCGTCCCCGATGAGGATCTTCAGGGCCAGGACAATCTGCGTCGTCGTCGGCGTCGCCTCCGTCACCGTCCCGCCCGGCGCGATGTACGTGGGGGCGGCGGCGGCCAGCTCACGCTGGTACTGATAAGCGTTACCCAGCACCGGGATGAAGGGCATGATCCCGAACAGCGGGTTGCTGTCCATCGTGATCTCGGCCACGCCCTTCCACACCTCGTTGGTGCTGTACTTGTCGGCTTCGGCCAGCGTGAGGGCCATGCTTCTAGCTCCTGCTCAGCGCTTCCCGGATGCGGTCGATCCCGCGCAGCCCTTCGATCCGCGCCGCCCCAGCGGGGGCAGCGGCCGGCGGGGGCGGGGGCGCACCCGCCGCCGGCAGAGAGGGGGTCGCAACTTGGTTTCTCTTCACATGGTCGGCGACAGCACGCGCGGAGGAGACGCTCGCCTTCAGGCCCGCCAGGTCGTCCCCGGCGAAGGCAGCCTCAGGCAGGTCCGGGTTCGCAGCCTTCACGGCCTCACGGTAGTCCGCGGTCGCCGCCGCGAGCTCGTCACGCAGGCCCGGGGCAGCGGCCGCGTCAGCGCGCAGCTTCTCCAACTCAGGGTCCGGCGTGGCGCCCTCCGGGGCGGCGGCCTGCTCGTCGCTCATCTGGACAAGAGGTTAGGCCGGTTCGGCGGTGCTGTCAACGGCCACAGTCACCCGCTCGATCTCCCGCCGCTCGTCGTTAATACGCTGGATCTCCGCGTCCGGGTCCCGCTCCCCCAGCCGCAGCAACGCCGCGCGGCGCGAGCTCAGCGCCCGCCGGACAAGCACGTCCTCGTCGAGGATCACCCGGCTGCGGTCGTACGGCGTCGGCGCATCCCAGTTGATCACGATGCGCCCCGCCAGCAGGTGGCTGGTCCCCGTGAACTGGTCCAGGATCGCCAGCGCCATCCCCGCCCGCGCGGCATACGCCTCCGAGCGGATCGCCCGCTTGCGGTCCACCTTCTGAAGCAGCGGCTGCAGCTCCACCTGCAAAGCCACGCCCGACAGGTCGCGCTCGTTGTCGCCGAAGGCCGTACGCGGCGTCTCACTCAGGTCGTGCAGCGTCCGCTGCACCAGGTCCACGTACGCCAGGTGCTGAGTCGCCGCGCCGTGGCGCAGCAGGTCGAAGACGTCGGCCCGGGCGTCCGGAGGCAGCAGCCACACCGCCCCCGGCTGCACCGCCAGGTCCGCGTTCTCAAGGTCCTCCACGCCCGACACGGCGGCGATCGGGTTGCCGCTCAGCTCCATGATGTTGGCCAGCCGGCTAAACTCCCGGTTCAGCTCCTCGGCCGCCTCGCGGAACGCCGGGATGTCGCTCGCGCCATACCAGCGCTTGGCCTGCCGCTCGTTGGGGTAGATCACATACGGGGCGAAGCCGTAGGGGTTGGGCTCCGAGCGCAGAACCCGCCCGTCGCCGTCGAGGCGCAGCACGAAAAGGTCGTCCGTCCACTCCTCCATCACCGCCCCGTCCTGACCAGGATCCACCCCGTACGCCGCCCCCGTCTGCGCCCGCGTCAGGAACATCCGCTCGCGGACAAGCGGGAACCGGAGAGGATCCGTAGGATGCGGCTCAGGGTACAGGTTCCGCACGTCGGGCGTGGCCACCGCCACGTGCCCCAGGCCCGCGTCCCAGCCCACCTTGAAGGCGCCGTCCCCCAGCACCGCGCAGTCAATCTCGGCCGCGATGTCCCGCGACGCCAGGCCGTTGTGCATGGCGATATCGCTGAGCGCTTCCTCAGCCAGCGCCGCCGGCGCGGCGTCCTCGTTGCGCGGCTCTACCGCCGTCGACGCCCCCTTCATGGTGTAGCTCGCGGCCTTCGTCACCAGGGCCCGCGTGTAGTTCATCGTCAGCCGGCGCAGCCGCTCCGGGCGCAGCCGGCTCGTCGGCCACTGCTTGCCCTCGTAGAACGCGAGGTTCGAGTCGTACCCCGCGAGCCGCTCGCGGTCACGGGCGATGAGGGCGCGGGACATCGCGGGCATGATCTACGCCGGGAGTTTAACACGGCCCACACGCGGCGCCGGGGCCTGCTCCGCGGCGTGGTTGCACAAGGCCAGCGCCGCCACGTAATCGTCATGGCCGTCCGACGCGTCGACCGACCACCGCGCCGCCCGGTTCGCGCGGTACTCCACCGGCACAGACGCAGCTGCGCGAACAGCCGCGCGTACTCACGCGACCCATCGTCCGCCCACACACGCAGCCGCCCCGTCGTCGCCGCAGCCTGCAGGCCGTAGCCCAGCGCCGACTTGCTATGCTCCGTGAACCGGTAGCCGATCACCTTCGCCTCACCGAGCGCCCGCTCCAGGTGAATGGCCAGCGCCTCACCCGCAGCCGTGCTGTCCACCGCGACCCGCGACATTCGCCACGACTCACACAGCCGCGCCAGGTGCGGATACAGCTGCGCATGCGGCGTCCCCGTCCACTCGTACGCCGCCACGACGTGCGCGTCCGGCGTCCGCCGGATCTGCGCCGGCACCAGCCGCGCCACGATCATCACCGTCGAATCACGGCCCGCCAGCCGCCCGCCCGAATCCTCGCCCGCCACGTCGATCCCGGCAACGTAACGGTAGTCCTTCGACGGCGCCTCCTGGCGCGAGAACGTCCCCCGCAGCGCCGCCAGCTGCGCCGGGCTCAGCAGACGCCCAGCACCGGGCAGCATCGCGAGCTCGTACTGTGTCAGGAACAGCGGATGATTCGCCCCCAGCCTGTCCCGCTCGCCCGCCACATAGCGCGCGTAGGCGGGGCTCAGCTCCGCCGGCACGCTCCACGGCACCCTGAAGAGGCGCGCCGTCCCCGACGCCTCGCCGATCGCCTGCCCCAGCAGATCGTCCTCCGTCCACGGCGTCCCGTAGTAAGCCGCGCTGCAGTTCGTCGTCGCCCCCATCGGGCGAAACTCCTTGTTCCACTTGTCAGGGCCGATGTCCTGCGCCTCGTCGGCCTCCAGCAGCAAGTGACACGTATGACCCACCACGCTCGCGCCCCGCTCCGCCGACAGGAAAGCCCACCGCGCCCGCCCCAGCCACACGTAACGGTCGTGCGTCCGCGACACCAGGCCGAATCGCGCCAGCATATCCCGCAGCCGGTCCCCCGATATCTCCACCTGGGGCTTCTGCGTCGGCGCGCACTTCACGCCCGTCCGGGCCCTCGGCGCGTTCGCCCCCAAGAGCGCCGCCTCCACCCACGCCGACAGCTCGTTCTTGCCCGACTGCCGGGCCATCACCACGACGAACTGCGCCCCGTCCCCGGCGCCGCAGCTGCGCAGGATCGCCTCAGCGGGCGCCGCCTGGTACGGCCGCAGATGCGGCTTAGGCCTCGTCGAGGAGCTCGGAGATCGCGTCAACGTCGTCCAGCTGCCGCAGCACCCCCCGCAGCGAATGCGCCGCCGCCATCAGCTCGCCCCGCCGCCGCCCCGCGCTCGCGGGCATCATCCGGTACGCCTCGTTCAACTGCTCCTCCGTGATCTCACGGAAGCGGCGGCTCTCCGCGCGCAGCAGGTCGGGAGTTCTCGTCATGGCTTTGTGGATATGTTAGCTCGCGGCGCGCCTGAATGGGGTTCAGGAGGTCCTCGGTTCAAATCCGAGCGCCCCGACCAGATACAATC